CATTAGCTTGCAGATGCGGTTGACAAGGTATGGTATGTCGAATGTCTGAATGTTCCAGCCGGTCACTACATCAGGCAAATTCGATTCCCAATAGGCAATGAATGCCTTGAGCATCGATACTTCGTCCTTGCAACGATAGTATTTGATGTTGTCGTGGTGAGGTGTGTAATCGCCACAGCCAAAGGACACGATGTCCTTTGATGTCTTGTCCATCAACGTTATGGCTGTGATTTCTTCACTAGCGTACTTGGGCTTGGGAAAGCCGTTTTCTGCACCAACTTCGATGTCGATGAACAGAATGCGTAGGTGATTGATGTTCCACTCAATAGTCTCTTGTGGATACTCTTGTGCTAGGAATGAATAGACAAACTGTGATTGACCATAGATTGGAAAGTTATCTACGTCCTTATAGCGTTCGATGAAATCTCGACCATCGCTGATAGATTCAAAGGCAACGGGCGCAACATTGCGCCCATCAATAGTTTTCCATCCCGAAGGTTCTTCGCTGTCTACGAATAGCGTAGGCGAGTATGATACTTTCCGATTGAACCGGACTCCATTCTCGTAACCACGATAATAGATTTTCCCGTTCTTAACGGCAACGTTGGTGTAGAATCGCATAGACCCTCATTATAAACGATACTGCTCATAGTGTCAAACTTTTGGTGGTGCTTTGTGCATTGTTGTTTTGCTGTCTTGGTAAATCTTCAGCGAATGTGGGTTCCTATTCAAGTCAACCACATGCACAGGCGGACCAGAATTTGGATCGATGCGACATGCACCCATTACAGCATCTTGCATTGTCCACCCAATGTTAAGGTACGCTAGTGCATACGGGCCACCAGTACCTTCACTCCAGTAATCAGTTTCGATTGGTACTGGATAGAGGTCATCACTAATGAAGAACGGACCTTTCCACCACACGAATGCTGATATGTTCTCAAAAGAAGGACGTTCCTCTTCGGGGATAGCGTACAGATCATGGATGGAATTGTTCTTGCCAATCCACCATCGTAACCACTCGCCCTCGCCAGCATCGCCGGCGACTGCTAGAACAACCCCTCTTTTAGGGAAGTAAATCTTCGAACCAAAGCCCGAATACGCATCATAGTTGAGGCGGGTATCCGCCCCAAGCATCTTAGTCTGATGGCAATAGGCTATGGTTGTCATTTACTTCACGCGGGTTAGATTTGGTCTGCCGTCTGCTGGCAATGCGCCAGGACCAGCAATGACGATGCCAGAACCAAACAACGTATTGTACTGATTGGTCAGTTCTTGCACTGGTTCTACTGCGTAGATTACAGCAGAGAAATTGATGCCGATTGTCTTTTCTGCGGTGAACGGGCACAGTGGTCGCAATTGAACACCAGCACGTTCTGGTTGCTGCGGATCAGGAATCATCATAATGACACACGGATTCTTGAGCAGATGATTTGGTGCCTTGTCGTTAAGAATTTCCTCACCGATAATCACCTCACCATTCAACAGTTGAAACACCTTCACCTTAGTCGGAGTAGCCATAATCACCTCTAGTTATCAATTGCGCGATATGCGCCTTTCTTACCAATCGTATACTTAGTCTGTAACTGCCATTGCTCTTTGTCTTTGTGCGATATGATCTTGATGAGGCGCATCGGTGCTAGATCAGCCAACACTGGTTCGGGCTCGACCATTTTTACCAGACCCCAATCTGTCAGCAGTTTGGCAATTGTATTTCGCCTCTGAATATCCTTCTCATCCAGATTCGTGGGTTTGCCATCTAACGCAAACAACTCCTTGAAATGGACCACATAGTATTTACCTTGCTTGTGCAAGATGTGGCACGACTGAAAGAGGATGTTGTTTCGTTCAGATGCAATGCCAATGCGCGTAAGAGTCTCACGCACTTTTAGGAAATCATCTGGTGTCGATAGCGTTACTTCCACAGGAGCATAATTTTCAATGCCTTCAAAGGCAAGACCTAATGCGTTCATGTACCACCCCGGTATAGTTTTTCTTTTATTGTAACCAGTTGTTCAGGGGTGTGGAGGTCGAGTACATCTTTCGCCTTCTGATTTCCGTAACCATAATATTCCTTTACAGCCTCCAAGTCACCCAGCTTTTCCGCCTTAAACCATTTCGAGAAACGTTTTCTGGCAGTTATACTATTTAGTAGAAAGGAGAATTGAAGCCGCCCGGGCAACGACCCGTTGTATCGGTTCATTTCATTGGCTTGGAATACTGTGTCGCGGAAATAACTCAAACCACGATTCACCATAAAAGCAGGATAGTCCTTTTCACCCTGCTCTGTAGAAGTCAGATCCTCTTTGGAGCCATTGATGGCGTTCAGGTAGTCAAATGGATTCGACATGACTACTCCTTGAATTTCACGCCACCCATTACCTCGGTGAGCATGGCGACCAGATTCAACTCCTGATCTACCACGAACGGAATCTTCGCTTGATAGTCTGCGAGAATAAGCACCAGCTGCGGAATGTCTGATGGATCGATGTACTTGGTCGATGTGTCAAAGATCATGCGGATAATCTTGTTGGGGTCGTTGTCCATATTGGACGCAACCCACTTCCGCATTTCAGTCCACTCTTTGCCTTTGAGGTGCTTCACAAGACCAGCGTAGTTGTCCTCGTTGAAGTCAACCAGAACACCCTCATCGATCTTACCTGAGGCTGCGTAGCGTTGCAATTCATTCAGCACTCTCCGATAGTCTGGAAAATACTTCATCAGCAATCGCGCTACGGCTTCCTTGTTATACTCGACACCCTCGGTCTTGAGGATAGTTGCAAGCCGTTTCATGAACGCCGCAGCCATGGCGGGCTTGTCAGCCTTCGCCATGTGGAATTCAACCGATACGCAACGCGAATGAATCGGCGGAATAATGCGGTTCTTGAAATTTGCTGTGAAGATGAAACGACAGTTAGCAGCAAACTCCTCAAGCGCACCCTTCAATCCTTGTTGTGCGTCAAATGTGAGGTTGTCACCTTCGTCTAGGATAATGACCTTCGGTCCTCCCATCATACTCATTGACGAGGCAAATTGCATGATCTTATCTCGCAATACCCCGATGCCACGTTCCTCTGACGCATTGATGAACAGGTAGTCAGCACCCAGTTCCTCGCATAGTGCGCGAGCAACAGTGGTCTTGCCAACTCCAGCTGACCCTGACAGAAGCAGGTTCGGAATCTGGCCCTGTTTTACGAACTCCTTGAATGTTTCCTTCAACGAGTCTGGCAGCACACAATCATCGATTGTATGCGGACGATATTTTTCTACCCAAATAAAATGCTCACGAACAGCCATAATGTATTAACTCCCTATTCTGTTGACACCCATCCAATTGCGATAGTCGCGCATAACCTCTTTCGCACGTTCTGGCGTCATTATCCACCATGCACAATCATTCTCAATAAAATGCAGAATGCACCACAGTTTTACCTTTGCCCACCACAAGTATGATGTGGGCTTAGTGCAGTACATATAGCAGCCCCGGGCGCGGGCGTAGTGTTCAACCACCACAACGTGTTTCATACGTCCCTCCAGATGGCATGCATTGGATTGGCTTCTTGTTCCTTACCACAACACTTACAACGACGATACCAGTACCAGTATGGTGTTGTGGGGTCGGTCCAGTTGTGAATGCCGATTCTGCACAGCAGTTGGTGTATGCTAAATTTTGCTGTCATTTTCAACCGTCATCCAATACGTCAACGGTGTGTCTTGATTGTCCCACTTGACAACGCCGACGACTGATTTGTCCTTGTGGATCTTCTTGCCGACTGTGCAGATGTACTTGCCTGGCAGAAGCTTGAAATTCTCCACGCGCAGCACAGCATCAAAGTCATTGACCTTCTTGTCATCTTCCGACTTCAAGGTCTTGCTGTATGTGTGCGAGGACGAATTCTTGCGGTCATTGACTGTGATCTTGACCTTGCCCTTTGCAGCCGAAATCGCAATCGTAGGTGCAGCAAGTGCCGCAGCTACCTTGACTAGACCATCAATGTCCTTAGCAGTCAGTTCGCAGGAGAACAGTTCCTCATCAAGCACAATCTCCTTGTTAGGAGCAGCCGTAACGACCGAAGGATCTGCATAGAAATACTTGATGACCGCATCGCCAGATTGGACGTTGACAAACTTGTCCTGAAAGTCCAAGTCAACATCGTCAAACAGCGTGATGGCATTCAAAAAGGAATTCAGGTCATAGATACAGACCTGAGTTGGGAAGTCATCATCGACACTCGCCTTGGCGAAGATGTTTCTTGATGCTCCGATTGTACGAATCGTCTTGCCCGGTTCAATGACTAGATTGACATTGACCCCTGCAAAATTTTTCAGTACGGAAATTGTGCCTTGCGATAGCTTCATCAAGATTGCTCCTCGATTTGGTTAAGATACAACAACAGTATAACATAGTGCGCAGCTTTAAGCAAGTCAGCACGGTTCTTGCCCTTCTTTTTACCGTATCGCATGACATACTTTGCCGCATTGCTTTTCCAGAAATCTTCCGCTGTACCCATCGAAAGAAACAGGTCATTCATCTGAATGCCTTGACTGTCCTTGCCAACGTAGTGTTGCCCATAGGTTGACTCTATGTAGGTGTGTAACTCATTCAGAATATCACCTTCTAGGTACTTGAATGGTGACTTCCTAATCTCTGCTGGTGGTGCATCGTACTCAAGACCTGCCCGGGCATGACTCAAAGCATGTTCCACGCCCGAGCCAACTCCTGGTATCTCTGTATCTGGCACGCCAAAAATATTAGTAATAGGTGAACGTATCTGCTCAAGTTCCTCATTTGATACGCCAGCATACGGTGCATAAGTCTGTTTTGGTTGAACCATATTTCCTCCATAACGAATTGGGCGAAGCCCGAAGGCCCCGCCCGATTTCACTTCGCCTGATTACGCGAAAATGCTTGCGCCACGTTGCGCGTAAGCCTTAGCAATAACGGCACGGGGAATACCAATCTGGTACACCCCGTTGTTATTGTAGACTGGAACGCCCGCTTCGCGGAGTTCAGCAATGCGGCAAGCAAGGCGCGTCACACCAAACTTGCGTGCGGCGCTTGCTGTAGTCAGTTTTCCACCTGTGCGTAGATACGCATAAATCCGTTCATTTTGTGTCATACTCAAATTCTCCTAATTAGCCTGCGTAGATAGAGCGGTTCCCCGACCGCAGACCTGTCGGGGAACCGAGTTTCCGGTTGAAAGATTAGAAAGCGATTTCAGCGTCACCATCTGCATTCACAGTAGCATCACCAGTCGCACTCGCAACGCCACCGCCAGGAACAACTTGTTCCGACGACACGCGGTCGAACAACTGAATGAAACCATCACGATTGTCGCGGTCGAACCGCGCAACGCACTTCGCAATCGCGTCCTTCTTATCGCCGAAAATGCCGTACGTGCGGACGATGTGGACCAAACGCCGTGTGCTGATGATGTCATCGCACGCTTGATTGGCGTACGAAATCCGAATCGTCTCCGCCCAGCGCGTCAGATCCGTTGCGAAGCCTTCCTCATTCGGATGACCGATCGCAACCAGTTCCTTCAGCAGAATCTTGAGTTCGATCTTGCTCGACG